GAGGACTTTTGGTCACATGATCAAGAGGGAAAATGTAAACTTTCACCACACAAGTATAAATTTTGGTTACAAGAAAACAATTTCTTTAAGTATTTTCCAACTAATAGCAATACTTATACTTTTATTCGTAAAGACCAAAACTTAATCGAAGAAACAAACGAGAAAAGAATCAAAGATTTTGTATTAGATACATTATTACAACGTGATGACATTGGATTCATGCCTTATGACATGATGGCATCCACTACAAAATACTTTACTAGTGAGTTTTTATCCTGTTTAGAGAGTGCTGAGATAGAAATAAAAGAAGACACTATAGATAAAGCATATTTATACTATAATAATTGTGCTTTAGAAGTATCTAAAAACGAAGTTAAGAAGATAGATTATATTGATATCAAAGGATTTGTTTGGAAGAAACAATTAATCGATAGAGACTTTGAAAGTTTTGACCATCACGATGCTGTATTTAGAAAGTTCTTATGGCTAATTGCGGGTAAAGATGTAAGTAAATACAATTCGTTTAAGTCAGTAATTGGATACTTAATGCATTCTTTTAAGACAAGTGCTAACAATAAAGCTATTGTGTTTAACGATGAGACAATTTCAGAGAATCCAAACGGAGGAAGTGGAAAGGGATTATTTTGGAATGCTTTATCTAAAATGAAAAAAGTTGCATCTATCGATGGAAAGACTTTTGAGTTTAATAAATCATTCCCTTATCAGACAGTATCAACGGATACTCAGGTATTAGTATTTGACGATGTTAAAAAGAACTTTAATTTTGAATCTTTATTCTCTTTAATTACTGAAGGGATAACATTAGAATATAAAGGACAGGACGCAATTAAATTACCTGTAAATAAGTCCCCAAAGATATTAATTACAACTAACTATACGATTGGTGGTATTGGTGGTTCTTTTGAACGTAGAAAGTTTGAGGTTGAAATGAGTGACTATTTTAGTTTTAAACATACACCACTAGATGAGTTCGGACATATGCTATTTGATGAGTGGGATAATAACGAATGGTTGAGATTCGATAATTATATGATTAATTGTTGCCAATATTATCTAGAGAATGGATTAGTTAAGCATAATTTTAATAACTTAGACATCCGTAAATTTATCAAAGAAACTTCATACGAGTTCTACGAATGGTGTAACGATGGGAATTTACCATTTAATGTTAGACTCTTTAAAGATGACTTGCATGACTTATTTATAAAAGATTATACTGACTTCCATAAGTTATCTAAAAAAAGATTTACATCTTGGTTATCTACTTATGCAGTATTCTATAAGCATAAGACATTTGAAGGTAAAACAAATAATAGAAGATGGATTGAATTTGAAAACAGAACGGAAGAGCCAAGCATACCATCCGATGACATATGGGATGACCCTAAATTGCAAGGACTATGAAAGAATCAATAAACAAATATATAAGATGCGTTAATGAGTACGATGTTATCTTATCAGGTAAAAGTTATGATATATTTTCTTATTACTACGATGTAAAAGATGCCTTTGGATTCATTAAAAAAGAAGGCGAAATGTATCTAATAGATAAATATTTAAATGAAATTAAGTTATGAATTTAGGAGTGTTTGATTGTAGTACAGGATTGATTAATACTTTATATCATGATAAAACACAAGATATAAGTGTTAGAACATCAACAATAAAAGATATGTTATTAGTTGACAAACTACAAAAAGAAAATAGTAATGCTGTTGGTTTCATTCAAAAGACTATTTGGGAAGATTATGTATGGGGTGGGAAACGAAACTTTATTGTGTTAATTTGTGAAGCAAACAACGATGCTGTTGGCTATGTTTTAATAACACCAGCACGTGGAAGCTATAAATATGCTAAGATTCAACAAATAGCAGTAAGGAACGATGCAAGAAGGTTACACTATGGAACGGCTTTAATAGATGTTTGCAGACAATTTTGCGAAAAATTCCATAGGATAGGATTTACTTTAAGATGTCGAACGGATTTAGATAGTAATTTCTTTTGGAAAAGTTTAGGCTTTGAAAAATATGGTATGTGGGAAAAAGGTAAATTAAATCATGTAGGTTTTAAAGCTAGCAATGATATTAATCTTTGGAAAATAGACTTAAATAAAAATATATTAATGTTAGATTTATGAAACGATATAAAATAGAATTGCCAATATATTATGGTACAATAACAGTTTACATAGATAATGAAATTGAATTAATTGGAAAAAAAATAGGTGTAAACATTGAAGATGGCATTGAATGTTTTGCTTATAAAAAAGAACCGCATAATTATATTATAGGACTAAAAGAAAATATATTTTATTACAATATAGTTCATGAGGTGGTGCATTTAGTTAATTTTATCTATGAAGACCATCACATAAAATTATCAAAAAGCAACGATGAACCACAAGCGTATTTAACAGGGTATTTGTTTGATGAAATATTTAAAAGATTATGAAAAAAGAATTACGTTCGTACCAACTAGATTTATCAAAGAAAGCGGTAGATATTTTAAGAGATAAGAAGATAGTGTACTTAGCGATGGAAGTTCGTTTAGGTAAGACTTTAACAGCTTTAAATGTATGCGAGTTGTATGGTGCTAAGTCGGTCTTATTCGTGACTAAAAAGAAAGCTATGTCATCTATAGAGTCAGATTTTGCTAGTATGCCGTTTTCTTTTGATTTAGCAATTATTAATACAGAATCAATACATAAGGCAGTAGGACAATTTGATGTTGTTATAAGTGACGAGAATCACAAATACGGAAGTTTCCCAAAGCCAAGTAAAGGCGCTAAAGAATTTAAACAACGATACTCACACTTACCTTTGATATTCTTAAGTGGAACACCGCATCCTGAGTCGTATTCACAGATATACCATCAATTTTGGATTAGTAAGTATACACCATTTCATCAATACCCGTCATTTTACAAGTGGGCATCTACATTCGTAAACGTAACTACAAAGCATTTAGGATACGGAATGATTAAAGACTATAAAGACGCAAAGAAAGAACTAATTGAACAAGTAATTAAACCTTATATGATAACATACACACAAAAAGAAGCTGGATTCAGTTCAACAATCAACGAAAAAATCATATACGTTGATATGAAAGAATCAACATATGCATTAATTAAACGACTAGAGAAAGATCTAATAGTACAAGGTAAGAAAGAAGTAATACTCGGGGATACATCGGTCAAATTAATGTCTAAACTACATCAATTATACTCGGGTACAATTAAGTTTGAAAGCGGCAATACTGCTGTACTAGATTATTCTAAAGCAATACGTATTTACACAATGTTTAAGACTAGACAAATTGCAATATTCTATAAGTTTAAAGCTGAATTAGACGCGTTAGAATTCATATTTGGTGATACACTTACAACAGACCTAGACGAGTTCAATACAACTACTAAATCAATTGCGTATCAAATCGTGTCAGGTCGCGAAGGAGTCAACCTTAGTCGTGCATCTTCATTGGTGTATATGAATATTGATTTTAGTGCTGTGTCTTATTGGCAAAGTCGCGACAGGTTAACTACAATGGATAGACTAGAAAATAATGTATATTGGTTCTTTGCTAAGAATGGTATAGAAGATAAGATATACAAAGCCGTAATGAATAAAAAGAACTACACTTTAAGTATTTTTAAGAAAGATTATTAGTATATTTACATCTGTATTGTCGCAGATACTTTAAGAACTTTAATAATTCCCTGTCATGACGAAACTGCGACTTCCGATTGATGGGGTTTTTTATTTTATGGAAGAAATATTTAAAGATATACCTGGTTATAATGGGTTATATCAAGCAAGTAATTTAGGAAGAATTAAAAGTTTATCTAGAAGGGTATGTAATTACAGAGGTTGTTACTTTTCAAAAGAAAGATTTTTAACTCAAACTATATCTAAAAACTATCAAAGTGTTAGAATTAAAAATGGAAGTAAATCAGTTCACCAGTTAGTTGCAATGGCTTTTTTAAACCATAGTCCTTGCGGTCATAAAATTGTAGTGGATCACATTAATCATAATAAGTTAGATAATAGATTAGAAAACTTACAATTAATAACCAATAGAGAAAATTGTTCAAAGGATGTAAAAAATAAAACATCAAAATATACAGGTGTAAGTTGGGATAGTAACAGAAAAAAATGGCAAGTTGGTATAAAGATTAATGGTAAAAGATATGCATTAGGTAGATTTAATTGCGAAGAAGAAGCAAGTCAAGTATATAAAAATAAATTAAAAGAGATATTATGTTAGAATCAAAAATACAAGCTAGTTGTATAAAATATGCAAAATCTAAAGGATGGTTTGTTTTAAAAATAATTAAGTGTAATATAAATGGAATGCCTGATTCCGCTCTTTTTAAGGATGGTAAAACATTTTTTGTTGAATTTAAAACAGCTATAGGCAAGCAATCAGAATTACAGAAATACGTTGAAAGTGAATTAGTTAAGCAAGGATTCAAGTACTTTCTTATTCGAGACTTAAAAGAATTTCAAAAAATAATTACAGAAATGTGATATTATTATAATAAAATAGTTATATTTGTCCTATACAAACAAACAAAAAACTAGAAATTATGACAACTTTAAAAGTAACAAAATACAAAGGCGGTCCATTCGAGGAAGTGATTGAGATTATAGCCAAAACAAAAAAGGAAGTAAAATCAATATATGTTCAAAAATACGGATGGATGTATAAAGACGATAGAACAACATACGAGTATATTAAAAAGTAAAAATCTCACAGTATTCGTACAGAGTTGGCAGCACGGAACAGACGGCATTTTTTTTAACAATTAAATATTTGAATTATGGCTGGATGTTATGGTAATGATTCCTTTGATAGATACTGGGAATCGCAATTAGACAAGTACCTTGATGAGTACGACGACGACGATGAAGACGATGAAGATTACGAGTTTGAACGATTAAACGATAGATAAGATGAATGATTTAGTACATTACTTAACGGAGGTGAAAGCCTCCATAGTAAACTTCCAAGAAACATACGGAGACAATGACTTCTCTAATGGACAAGTATTTATGATTGATAGAGTTTTAAATAAAATAAAAGAAGATGAAGATAGTAGCAAACTTAACAGATAAGCACGAGACTAACCTAAAGCAAATTAAAAGACTTGGTTACATATTAGGTGAAGAAGTAAACACGAAACCACAACAAGTATCACTAGCAATGGACATGTTACAATACTTAATGTGGGAATTCAGTGAGCCAGATTTAATAGAAATAATACTTAAAAACAAAGACAATGAAAGAGCATAATATAGATTGCATGAAACACAGAAAGCATACGCATTTAGCTGGTGTTGACATTGCAATAATCACAGCAGAAAAAGGTAAGTGCTTACTTACAATCAAAGATGCTTATTACTCTAAAGGTGTAGATGTATCAGGGAATAGAACGGATGGTTACTTCCTAGAATTCGAAGAAGATGTAATGGATATGGTAGTTAATTCTTCCAATAGAAAACAGATAAGTCAGAACTTAGTGTTAGAAAAAGGATTATCTTTGACAGATAGTCGTAACATAGGTAATTGGATTGGTACTAAGATTGAACTTTACCACGATGAAACTATCCGAATGATGGGTAAAGTAGTTGGAGGTATCAGAGTTAAAGGATTCAAAGTACTTCCTAACTTAGAGCCTAACACACCAAACTTCGATGCAGTAAAGAAAGCATTACAAGGTGGTAACTATACAATCGAACAAGTTAAAACAAAGTATAACGTATCTGAAGCGGTACAAAAATTATTAGAAAATGGAAAATAAAACATACAGACATAGAGCAAGTCAATCAGGCTTGCTTTTAACAAACGGCAAAGACGATTTAAAGTTAGGTGCGTCAATGATTACTTACTTAAAGAAATGGTATGCAGAACAAAAGTCAGGAGTACGTGACGAGATCGATTCCAAGTACTTTCGTAAAGGTAATATGTGCGAAGATGAAGCTATCGATATTTGTGCAGAACGTTTTGGATTAGGTATACTTGAAAAGAATATAGTACATTTCAACGACGAACACTTTAATGGTACTCCCGATGTTATCACAGATGAGTTTGTAATCGACACCAAATGTTCGTGGGATTACGTTACGTTTTTAGACTCTATTACAAGTCCAATCAATAAAGACTACGAAGCACAATTACAAGTATACATGCACTTGACAGGAGTTAAGAAAGCGAAGTTAGTCTATGTATTGTTAGACACACCAGCAGAAGCAAACTATGGTAACGATATCTTCTATAGTCACATGCCAATCAACGAACGCTTTTATAGTTTTGAGTTGGAATATGATCCAACTATGATTGAAAAGATGCAAGAGAAAGTAAATAACGCAAAAATATTTCTAGATGAATACGACCAAAGAATCAAATCGCTACTTGGATAAAAGAAATGGAGAAATCGTTACCCTGTTACTTCGGGGTAATGGATTCATCCGAGTAAGACCACAGAAAGGATTAGACATAGTAATGTCAGTAGAATGTTTTAATGAAAATTTTAAAAAGATATGAATAAACAAATAAACAATACGTTCCAAGTGCTTTTGTTAATGCAAATTGCAATGGAGAAGTTAGAAGATATGGACGATGGAAATACGTTTAGAGAGAATCATAGAGAGGTAATAGATAACTTCATTAAGTATTTAGAGTCGAACGTGGAAGATTTAACGTGCAATATTAACGTACAAGAGTCAGACCAATATATCTACATCACTAAGAACATTCGTAAAGTAATAGACAAAATTAGAATCAAATGACAACTTATGGTTATTTTAGTAAAATATTAAATGATTATGTTAAACAAGAAATAAAAGAAATTATGAAAAAAGAAATTTTTAAAGTAGGAGATAGAGTTTATCATATTGACCATGGATGGGGTGAAGTAACAGAAGCTAATAATAATGTTGTATTTGTTTTGTTTAATATACATAACAAAAAAATTATGTTCCGTAATTTAGACAAACTATCATTCACAGAATACAGATTACAAGGATTCTCACAAGAAAGACCTATTGTACTTCCTGAGGTTGGTGAGTTGTGTTTGGTTAGAACAAAAAATAATTCAGAATGGATTTGCGGTAGTTTTTATCAGTATGATTCAGACGATAAAACTTTTTGGATAAGGGATATATATGGTGATGCAACATTTTGGAAACAACTAAAAAGAATTAAAATACTTGACTAATGAAAATAATTATAGCAATGTGTGTCTGGTGTGTTCTAACGAGTTTTAAAGCTACTTACTATAGTGATACATTCCATGGTAAAGTTATGCGTTCAGGTCAAGTTTATGACGCAAATAAGTTGACATGTGCATCGAACACACATAAGTTAGGGACAAAGTTAAAAGTAACTAATATAGAAAATGGAAAGTCGGTTATAGTTCTTGTGGCAGATACAGGTAGTTTTAAGAAAATAACACTAGACTTATCAAAGAGAGCATTTAGTAAGATAGCTGAATTAGATAAAGGAGTAGTAGAAGTTAAAATAAAAGTAGTAAGATGAAAAACAATATCTTAAAGTGGGCAGAACCAAAAGGATTATTGAATCCAGAGTTCGCACCTAAACAATTCATGAAGCTAGTCGAAGAAGTTGGTGAGTTAAGTAATGCAATATTGAAAGACAATAAAGCAGAACAGATTGACGCACTAGGAGATATAAACGTAGTACTTATCATACTAGCAGAACAATTAGGGTTTGATTTAGATACGTGCTTAGAATATGCGTACAACGAGATTAAGAACAGAAAAGGTAAAACAATTAACGGATCATTCATAAAGGAATAACATGACAAAGAAAGAAGAACTTAAGTACAATTTGAAAATGGAACAACTATTAGTAAGTCAACTATTTGAGAAGATAAAACAGTTAAAGCATGAGAACGAAACAATGCGAGACGAATTATTCCAGCTTAGTAAAGAATACTTCACACCGAAAGATGCAATCGTAGCAAGGGTTATCGAAGCATACAAAACAAGGTCCGAAGTAGGGATAGCGAAGTATGGAACAACACTAGAAGATAATAATACTGATGACTTTCTACAGCATCTACAGGAGGAATTAATGGACGCGACGTTATACGTAGAAAAATTAAAAGAAATATCATTGCAGTTAAAGAAATAATACTTATATTAGTCGAAAATTAAAAAGAATGAGCAAATTAAAAGGAGTGATTACACACATTGGAGAGGTAATCGAATTAGGAAACTACAAAAAACTATATGTTCATGTAGTAGAAAACCAGGGGGATTACCCTCAGTCATGTAACTTTGAAGTATTTGGAGAGCAAAAAGTAGATAACGTTCTTAAATACAATCAAGTAGGAGATGTTGTAGAAGTAGATTACAATCTTAAAGCTCAAGAATCTAAACGAGAAGCTGGAGTTTACTTCAATACTATTCAATCGTGGAAGATTACCAAAGTGTAATGAATAAGCAAATAGAAGAGATAGCTAAAAAGCATAAGGACTGGGTGAATATCGCTCGGTCCTTTGGTGCTAAAACAGAAGCAGAAGATATCGTACAAGAAATGTATCTTAGACTAGATAAGTACATCAAACCTAACCAACAGATATCGACATCATTTGTATGGATAACACTACGTAATATTTACTTTGACTTCCTAAAGAAAGAACCACAGACCACAGAACTAAACATCAATGAATCCGACGAAGTAACAGACATCATAAGCGTATCAGCATACGAGAACTTAACAGGATTAATCAACAAAGAGATAGAGAACTTACATTGGTTTGATAAGATGCTATTCCTACTATATGTTACAAGTGGTAAGTCAATGAGACAACTAGCAAAAGAAACTAAACTATCCCTTAGCTGTATATTCTATACCATCAATAGAACAAAAACACATCTAAGGAGTTTAATTAACGAAGATTACGAAGATTACTTAAACGAAGATTACGAATGGCTAAAAGAAGAGCAACAGGCTTAGGAGATACAATAGAGAACGTACTACAAGCAACAGGAATAGATAAGGTAGCAAAGTTTATATTAGGAGAGGATTGCAAATGTGATGAACGTAAAGCAAAACTTAACGAACTTTGGTCCTATAAAAAGAAACCACTATGCCTTAATGAAGATGAATACCTTTGGCTTAGTGAAGGAGGATTAAAGAAAGCTGAGGTATCTCTAGTAGATTCAATGTTGATGCAAAGAACTCATAACAGAGTATTCCAAACAGGTAAACTAGAATATACTTCTTGTGCATCTTGTTTGAGAGACCAATATAACGACTTAAAGAAAGTTTTAGAAGCTTATGATACAAAATGATATAATCCAAGTTATATATTCAGGTAAGTACTTTTTTGTTATTTGCCTTAATTAAATAATTAATTTTTATTAATTGTGGATAAGAGAAAGAATAACGGAGGACATTCTACTGCTGGTAAAGCTGGTCGTAAAAGTCTATCCGATGAAATAAAAGGTTTCAATTTAGCTGCACCACATGTTGAAGATGCTTTCAGAGTGATAGCTGAAATAATGATTGATGAGACAAAGAGACCATCAGATAGAATTGCAAGTGCTAAGATTATAATCGAGTATGGTTGTGGTAAACCTAAGGAGAAAGTAGAATCTGACATCACAATCAATACTACAACATTAAAAGACCTTATTAATTTTGGTGACACTAAATCCTAAATACAAACCATTTGGAAGTGATAGCAGATATTTTATTGTTACTGGTGGGCGTGGTAGTGGTAAGTCATATAGTATTAATTTGCTACTTCTACTACTTACTTATGAGAGTGGGCATACTATTCTATTCACGAGATATACACTTACTTCTGCTCACGTTTCTATTATTCCTGAGTTTATTGATAAGGTTGATGTATTAGGAAAACACTCAGACTTTCATATAACAAAGGATGAGATAGTAAATCTAAGAACAGGAAGTAAGATATTATTCAAAGGGATAAAGACATCTAGTGGAACTCAAACAGCGAACCTTAAGTCATTAGCTGGTGTCACAACATGGGTATTAGATGAGGCAGAGGAGTTGACAGATGAGGATGTGTTTGATAAGATAGACTATTCGATACGTTCTAAAGACAAACAGAATAGAGTAATATTAATACTCAATCCAGCTACAAAAGAGCATTTCATCTATCAAAAATTCTTTGAAGCGAAAGGAGTTGAAGCTGGTAGTAATACAATCAAAGGCGATACAACATATATTCACACGACATACTTAGACAATTATAACAATTTATCAGAAAGTTTCTTAAATCAAATAGAAACAATAAAAGAACGCAGACCTGATAAGTATAAACATACTATATTAGGTGGATGGTTAGAGAAAGCTGAAGGGGTTATCTTCACGAATTGGAGGATAGGAGAGTTCAATAAAGATAATGGAAGTGTATTCGGTCAAGATTATGGTTTTAGTAATGACCCTAGTACATTGATTGAAACTTCAATTGACAAAGCTAACAAACGAATATATGTTAGGCAGCACGTTCATAAGCAAGGATTAACAACAAGTGAGCTAGCACAACTAAATCAACAATTTGCGGGACGTGATTTGATAGTAGGTGATAACTCAGAGCCTAGATTGATTGCAGAACTTAAAGCAAGAGGACTAAATATAGTGCCGACAATTAAAGGTGCAGATTCAGTTAAATATGGGATAAGTTTAATTCAAGATTATGATTTGATTATTGATGAAAATTCCGTAGATTTGATAAAAGAATTGAACAACTATTGCTGGTTAGAAAAGAAGTCAGAAACACCTATAGATAAATTCAATCACTGCTTAGATGCGATGAGATATGCTATATCTTACCAACTAGCAAACCCAAACAAAGGAAATTATAGTGTATATTAAAATAACAAATTATGAAAACAGAAGTTAAAGAAGTAACGTTTCAAGTACCGAACAAGAAGGACATTATTAGAGAAGTGACCTTGGATTTGATTGAGAAGTTTAAAGCTGAACACGGATTGAATTGGAAGTTAGAGATGTATGAAGCAATCGACAATGAAATAATGAAGTTTCAAGGGAGTTTAGAGTATTGGAAAGCTATTAGAAAGAGTATTAAATGAAAAAAGTAAAAATAACATTTGAAGAATATGAAAGCTATTGCGGTGATGGTTGTTGTTTTGATTATGGTACAATAACAAAAGTAAACGGTGAAGCATTAGATTTTCACAATCAAGATACTGAAACAATTGTTAAGGGTATTCTTGAAAAGTTAGGTTTTGATGTAGAAATAGAAAGTATTAAATGATGGAAATTAAAGATTTTAAAGATAGAAACTGCGTAGAATATTTAGACCAAATAGATATACACAGAGGTATTAGTGCTTGCATTGACCATAACAATATGTTTATTATAAATATAGATGATGGTGGACCACAAGGAGCTCAAATAGAATTAGACAAAGAAGCAATAAAAGATTTAGTTAATTTTTTAATAGGCGAATGAAGTTAGAATTAGTAATACCTACGTCTTTAAGTGAGATACCTTTGATGCACTATCAGAAATACATGATGGTTGCTAGTCATAAGGATAACTCGGAAGTATTTATATCACAGAAAATGATAGAGATATTTTGTGGTATTGAATTAAAGAAAGTAGTGAATATTAAACTTAGTGATGTGATTGACTTAGTTAGTCACTTTACTAAGATGTTCTCTGAAAAGCAAGAAATAAAAAAGACATTCGAGATACAAGGTGTTAAGTTTGGATTCATTAATAATTTAGAGGATATTTCATTTGGTGAGTATATAGATTTGGAGTCTAATATTATCGATGTACAGAACTTCCATAAAGCTATGGCTGTAATGTATAGACCTATCAAAACACAGAAAGGGGATAAGTATACAATAGAGGACTATAAAGCGGATAACAACTACGCTGAGTTAATGAAGTACGCACCTTTAGATGTGGTCCTTCCAGCGTCTGTTTTTTTTTGGACTTTAGGAAACGAACTGTTGACGGCTACCCTGAGTTATTTGGAGAACAAGATGACCAAGAAGAGCAAAACGATTTTAGCGAAACAACTCAATTTGGACAAAGATGGGGATGGTATCAATCAATATATCAACTCGCTAAGGGAGATATTACAAAGTTTGACAGAGTTACAGAAACGGGACTTTTTGAGTGCTTAACAATGTTAACGTTTGAAAAGCAAAAGTCAGAAATAGAAATACGAAACTTAAAAAGACAACATGAAAAACTACTATGATTTTATTGACGCATTACACGATTCATTAATCGGTGATGCACTTATTAACCAAGTTACAAAAGGTAGTTTAGATAAGATTACAAATGCTAAAAAGGATATGTATCCATTAGCGCACGTTATGATAGATAATGGAGTGTTTGAAAGCAATACAGTTAAGTTTAGTGTGACTCTTATTGTCATGGATATAGTTGACTATACAAAAGAAGACTTAACAGATTTGTATTACGGCAATAATAACGAAGACGACATACATAATCAAACCTTAATGATTTGTCAACGTGCATTTGAGGGGATGAGAAGAGGTGCAATGAATGATTTATTATTCTCTATTGAATCAGATTCAGCATCCTTTGAGTTCTTTGTTGATAGATTTACAGACGATGTTGCTGGATGTACCATGACTTTTGATGTTGTTATGCCAAATGAAATGACTATATGTTAAACGTACAAGAAGAGTTAGATAAGTTTAAGAAATACGTAATACAACAATCTAAATCAAACCTATCTAAGCTAAAGAAAAACGATAGAAAAGGATTGTATAATACGATTAAAGGTGAAGCTAAAGCAATGCCTAACTCTTTCTATCTTGCATTTGATTTGGGAAAATATGGAGCGTATGTAGATAAAGGTGTTAAAGGTGCAGACCCATCACAGGTTTCACCGAATGCTAAGATTAAAGGACAGCAAGCTCCCAACAGCCCATATAAATTTAAGGACAAGAAACCACCATCAGACCTAATTGCAAAATGGGCGAAAAGAAAGAATCTAAGGTTAAGAAATAAGAAAGGGCAGTTTGTTAAAGGAAGTTACAAAGCGATAGGATTTATCACAGCTAAAAACATTTGGGCGCGTGGTATTAAGCCTTCATTATTCTTTACAAAGCCATTCGAGAAAGCGTATAAGAATTTACCTGGTGAGCTAGTTGAAAAATACGGATTAGATGCTTTGGAGTTATTTAAGTATACGATTCAACAACCTAAAAAATAATGGCTAATATATTTGCAAGAAGTCCTTACGTAATATCTATTAATGTAACAGGACAAATTGGTAGTAAGATAGAGGTATTTCTTTGGAATGGTACAGGTTCAGCTCCTACCACTCCACAATATACATTGAGTAAATTAATACCCTCATCTACAAACACATTAACTGAGTACGATATTTCTCCATACATTAGAGAGTATCTATCTCATACAGCACCACAAGAGCCAGCAGTACCTACGAGTTCATTTACTGCTTTAGCTACAACTCAATGGTGCAATGTAAAGGTGGTTAAATATAAACTAGTAGGTTCTACATATAGTTTAATAAGTGCTTTCTCAATAGTACATACACTTGAAGCTTATGCGTTCGATGGATATACTTATTACGAGAGTGGAAGCAACTATGATTTAGGTAACTATTTACTAGAGCAAAAGAAACATTATTATAATGAAGATGCTACATATGCTGGTGAGGTTGCCGCGTTTTTAAGTTTTAACCAAAGAGTTAGATATGTAGGAAAAGGAACCATGACTATTACAGGAGTTACTGTGAATGTAACTAGTGGGAATGTAGTTAGTATTTCAAAATCGGGACGATATATATTATTACCTGGTGAATATTTATCTTTTGAATATGACGATGGAATGAACCCTAACACTATATGGACAGGAACTGTATTGACTTGTGTTTATAGTGCTGGTACAGGTATCACAACTATAACTCCAAACTTTACAATTGATAATCCAGCGAACTTTGTAACAGGAACACCAACAAACACGGGTAAAGAATTCACAACTTTAGAATCAGAGTTTTACTCAGTAGCAGACACTAAATGGACTACTATACCGAGAGTATCAGGAGACTTAACAAAGCTACAAATTCTTTCTTCTGTATATGTATTACTAGCGTCGTGGGAGTTTATTCCTGTGTGTGAATCCAAGTATACACCTGTAGAGATAGACTTCATCAATCAGTACGGAGCATGGCAAAAAGAATTCTTTTTTAAGTCTTCTAAAAGTACTTTAGCTATTGAATCAAATGACTATAACGTAATGCAGAGTTCAGTATCTAGTTACGATACTATGCAAGGGCAAAAGAAGTCATTCAATACTAATGCTAGAGAAACAATTACAGTAAATAGTGGGTATGTTAACGAAGATTTTAGTAGCAACATAAAACAACTTCTAATGAGCGAACGTATATTGGTTGATAATAAGCCAGCAATATGCAAAACAAAGTCCTTAGAGTTGATGAAAAACATAAATAATCACATGATTAATTATAGTTTAGAGTTTGAGTTGGCATATAACACAATAAATTCAGTAATATAATGAAGAGAGTAGTAGATATATATGTTGAAGGGATAAGTGGGAGTGGTGACTATTCTAAATTAGAATTGTTTAACGATGAGAAAATTGATATAAACTTAAGCGTTCAAAATGTACAAGATATTTCTAAAGTATACACTGACTTTACACAATCGTTTACTATACCAGCAAGCGCACATAATAATTCAATACTTGAGCATTTTTATCAATCGGATGTAGATGCCGTAAATAATCCAAGTAAAAGAAGATTGGCTTATATTGAGATAGGAATGACACCATTTAGAAGTGGTAAACTCCAACTAGAAAAAGCTAATATTAAGAATGGTGTAACAGATAGTTATACAGTTACTTTCTATGGTGACTTAGTAAGTATTAAAGATAAGTTTGCAAACGACAAGCTAACAGATTTAAATCTATATGCTTTTACAACTAACTACACGGGCGCTAATGTAGAGAGTTTAATTACTTCAACTGACTACACAAAAAATGTTAGATTTCCTTTAATTACTTCTAATAGAGTATGGACTTATGGGGATAGCTTAAGTACTGACATAAGTACTTCTTCAGGCGCTATAAATTTCAATGAGTTATTCCCAGCATTAAAAGTCGCTAGGATTATTGAAGCAATAGAGACTAAGTACGGATTAACTTTCGAAGGTACTTTTTTTGACCCAGCAAACAAACCCTTTGATAGACTATTCTTATGGCTTAAAAACTCTGAGGCTTTTATTAAATTAACCAACGCAAGAGATGTTAATTTTAACGCTTTAAAAATAAACGGAACTCCAGCAGCTTTATCTAGTACAAACGGAGTGACGGGGGGTACTCTTAATGAGATAAAAGTTTATAATTACCCAAGTCCTAATGAGCATTCGATTGAAATTTATTTAACTACAGGTATTCCTTGTACTGTGTATGTAGATTGTTACGAAAGCAAAAATTATGTTAAAACAGTTGAGTTTGAAAGCGGAACAGGATGGCAAGTATTATATAAAAGTCCAGCGGATGCAGCTACAGAACAATATTGGTCATTCAAAGTAAAGACTTCAACTCCTACATCAATTAACTACGAGACAATATCAGCAAAAATAGTCGGTGGTATTAGTGGAGGATACGTTACAAAGGATATAGATTGTTCTGTTGCAGATACAACCAGCAATTTAAATGTAGAAGATAGTGTGCCTGACATTAGTGTTGCTGATTTCTTTAGTGGTATATTAAAGATGTTTAATTTGACTTGTTATGCTACAGGTACAAATACATTTTTAGTAGAGACTTTGGATACGTGGTACGCGAAAGGATATATTTACGACATTACTAATTATACAGATATAGACTCAATTGATGTTGAAAGAGTACCGCTTTACAAAAATATTTCTTTTGAACATGAGAAAAGTGAATCATTTGTGAATAAAGAATTCATAGCAAATAATAAAGGGTTTAGAGAGTATGGCGACACTAAGCAAAATTTTCCTGATTATGAGAATGGAGACTTCACTGTAAAGGTTCCATTCGAGGAACTACTACCTTTAAATTTAGATGGAAGTAAGTTTTGTACTTCTTATTGCTTAACTCCTAAACCTGATTATAAATCATACATACCTAAGCCCGTATTGTTATACATGGACGATATTAAACCTTGTAGTTTTTATTTTAATAATGGTACATCAAAAGTAAATAAAACAACTTATGCTCCATTTTACAATGAGGTTACATTTAATGGTACAAAATATTCATTGAGTTTTGGTGAAGAAGCTAGTGTTGTAGATAATTCAACTTTGTTTAATAGCATTTATAAAACATATTACGCTGGATATTTAAGTAATTTATTCAATCCTAAGTGTAGATTAGTAAATGTTAAAGCGCATTTCCCTTTATCATTGATAACTAAATTACGTTTAAATGATAGACTTATAATAAGAGATAAGAGATATGTGATAAACGAGATTAAATCTGACATTACAAGTGGTGAAGTTAGTCTATCTTTAATCAATGACTTTAGAGCTATGACAAACAACGCTACCACTCCTGTTGTTACTAGTTCATCGGGTACAATTTACACTCCTGTTGTTGTTCCTAAATGGGCAGACACTACTGAGGTTAGCTCTACATATTCAGGCGTTACATTTGACAGCACGTCATTTACAGGTGATACATGGGTTGAGGTTATATATCCAGCGAATCCAACTCCTAAAACTCCAATTGTTACAGAATCAGGTACAGATACATGGGCAACAGATTCAGGGTTTGGAATAATAAATGAGAATTATGCAGTACAGGAGATACCTATTACATTCGACTATATAGAAACTGCCACAGGGGCAACAATTTCAGAAACAATAATTTTTTACCAAGAATGATAGAGCAAATAATAGCATTACTAAAAGTAGATAATTTCTACGGAGTGAGTGAGAATATAGATATAGCAAAGGGGAAATATTTGCTGTCAGATAGTTTTATTGCAAACTACAAACAAGGCAAACGAGAGTTATTATTGAAAGCAAAGCAACATGGCAGAAAAGAAAGTAATTGAACTAGAAGTAAAGACAAACGCGCAATCTCTTAAGGCACAATTAAGAGAGGCTCAGAATGAAGTTAATGCACTTTCTGAAAAGTTTGGAGCTACATCTGAACAAGCTATTAACGCTGCTAAAAACGCTGCTAGATTAAAGGATGCTATAGGGGATGCTAAAGCACTTACTGATGCGTTTAATCCTGATGCTAAATTCAATGCATTAAGTAATTCCATTGGCGGTGTACTTAACGGATTTCAAGCGTTTGAAGGTGCGCTAGGATTGGTTGGAGTTGAAGGAGAGGCCGTTCAAGCAACATTGTTGAAAGTCCAATCTGCGATGGCTTTATCTCAAGGATTGCAAGGATTAGGAGAGGCTAGAGATTCATTCAAACAATTAGGTGCTGTAATAGGTCAAACTGCGCTAGGTCAAAAACTTCTTACTGCTGCACAAATAGCTGGAGCTGCTGCAATGCGAGTGCTTAACGCTGTAATGGCTGCTAATCCAATACTTCTTGTTGTTGGTGCTGTAGGTGCTTTGGTTGGTGCTTTAGAATTACTAAAAAGAGGACAAGACGACGCAGCTAATAAACAGAGAGAACTAAACAGACAATTAGAATACACAAAGAGATTAGAGAAAGAAAGTATTGATGCTACATCTGAACACGTTAACGAATTAAAAAAACTGCATGAAAACAAACTTAGATTAAAACAAGCTGAGGGAGCTAAGGATAGTGAGTTAACAAAACTAGAGATTGATAATAAAAAAGAGATATTAAGATATTACAACTTAGTTTACCAAGGTGGAGCAAAATTAAATAAGGACCAATTAGCAGACGCAAAACAATTAAGAGAAGAAATAAAGATATTACAAGCTCAACAAATAACAGATTTAAAAGTTGCGAATACTACAAAAAAAGAAGTAGTAAAAAAAGATAAAGAGGAAGAGTTAGAGTTACGTAGAGACGATTTATCTAGTTATTTTGAGATGGGTAAGCAGACGCTAGCTATTGAGAATGACTTGTATGAAAAAAGAACAGAATTACAAAACAAAGCATACGATGAAGAGCAAGCTAGAAAAGAGAAAGAGAAAGCAGATGCCATAGCACTAGCAAATGCAAAATATAATACAGCGAGACAATCTTTGACTGTAATAGGTGACTTAGCTGTTTCGTTTGCTGGTAAATCTGAGAAAGCTCAAAAGAGAGCGTTTGATATTCAGAAAGCAGCAAACATCGCGGGCGGTTTAATGGATACTTACAAAGCTGCATTAGGTGCGTTCAAAGATACACCAGGTGGACCAATTTTAAAAGGTATTGCTGCTGGGTTAGTTACTACTGCTGGGTTAGCGATGGTAAATAATATTCGCAAACAAGAATTTACAGGTGGCGCCGTTGGAAATACACCTACACCTACTGCTGGAGGTGGTCAAGTTAACCAAGTTATAACACCAAACTTTAACATTATAGGTAACCAAAACCAAACGCAATTAGCGCAATTAAATCAAGCTCCTATAAAAGCTTATGTTGTAGGTTCGGATGTTACGACACAACAAATGTTAGATAAGAAAAAAATACAAAATGCTACTTTATAAGTTATAATAATATGAAAAAGTTACAGAACATAGAGCTTACAATTAAGGACGAGCAAGAGCAAGGAGTTTTTGCTATTTCATTTGTAGATAGACCAGCAATTGAGGAAGATTTTATTTTACTTTCTGAAATGGAGGTTGAAATGAAAGTAATTGACGAGGGTAAACGTGAAGTAATTGGACTTGCTTTAGTACCTGAAAAGAAGATTCTTAGACGTATTAAAGACAAGGAATTCACTGTGTCATTTAGTGCTGAAACAATCGCTAAGACTCAGGAGCTTTATATGAAGAAATTATACGGAAATAATGTTACAGTTGACCATGCAGAAAATGTTGATGGTGTAGCATTAATCGAGTCATGGATTGTTGAGGATGTTAAGAATGATAAATCTAACCTATATAAACTTAATGCTCCAGTTGGTGCATGGGTTGTAAAGATGAAAGTTTACAATGAGGAAGTTTACCAAGGTATTAAAGATGGTAAATTTAATGGATTCAGCATCGAGGGTAAATACGATGGATTGGAGCAATTAGAAATGCAAGAAGATGTACTAAATGAAATCAAAGACTTACTAGAAAAACTATGAGTGAAATTCCATATTTCGTACGATACAAGGATGTAACTACATTAGATAGTACGGATAGTCTATATTTAGACGATGCTACGAGTGACGTGCCAAAGAAGATATCGCTTACCAATTTTATGGACGGGTTGCCTAGTGCTTACACAACTAACAATACAATCTTAAGTGGTGGTGTAAATAATCAAGATGAAGATGTACCACAATTGATAGGTGGATTAAATGGAGTTTCTAAAAATTCAAACACAATAAATAATGGCTAACGAGACTAGAAGAATAATAATAAAAAAAGGTGCTGGAACTCCAACTGTGCCAACAAGCTCAGACCATACAGATGGTACGTGGATAAGTACTGATATTTACGAAGGAGAACTTTACTTAGACACTACAAATGGTTTAAATTACACGCGTTATGACGATACAATTGTTGAATTATTTCCAACTTCAACAGGTCTAGGCGGTAATGAATTTGTATTTGTATTTTCAAAATTGGACTTGCCAGCTGCGGTTAGTGGTGTAATTACATTAGCTAACAATTATACATATTTTATTACAAAGACAATTGACTTAACAGGGGATAGAATTGTAGGGGGTGTTAATAGTACAATTATAGGTGGTAGTTCAGAGAATTGTATACTTAAATCTACAGGATTAAGTAGTTCAACAGCATTAATTACATCGGTATATTCTTTGCCTATTCGCAATATTACAATCACACATGGTACGGCATTAAATCTAGATGGTGATGGTACTACAACTGCATTGGATTGGTTCGGTGTGAATTTTACTGATTGCGCTACGGTAGGAACTATTAAAGATTACACAAATTTCGTAATGTCAGATAGTGCGTTTTTAAATAGTGGTAACTTAACTTTTGATGGTACGATTGGAACTATAGGGATGAGTAATTGTTTGCTTGATTGTTCAAGTGGAAGTACAGCATTAATACTTCCAAGTACACTAACTGTAAGTAGAAGATTTAGAGTTATATATTCCTCATTTATTGTGTTGAGTGGTGAAACAGGAATCAATGTAAATGCAAGTGCTGCGATATCAAGTGAGAGATATATCTTAGATACAGTTAACTTTTCGGGTGGTGGTACTTATCAAAGTGGAGTTACACATACTGACAATAAAGCATTATTCGTGAATTGTGTAGGTATTACAAACACATCTACAAAAGGATTCATGTATATGCTTAATAATGGTACTGATACAGCTATTGGAACTCCTAACGTAAATACATGGGTTAAAGCTACAGGCACAACAACAAGTGGTACAAACTCAAAGTTTACACACACAACAAATAGACTGACTTATAACGGCGCTTTTACAAATTCATTCTTAGTAACCTTAAATGCAACTGTTAGAAGTGCTGGTACAAATCAAAGTATAAGTATTGGAGTAGCTAAAAACGGAACTATAATAACTGAAAGTGAGGGGATAGTTAGAACTGCAACGGCAAACGTAGAACATGGAGGAAGTACTCAAGCAGTTTTAGAGATGGTTGCGAATGATTATGTTGAGCTATTTGTAAGAAATACAAGTTCAACGGATATAAGAGTAACAGATTTTAATTTTAATATAGTAAAAATACCAGTATAAATAAATAAATAAACCATGGAAAAGAAACCAAGAAGAAAAAAAGGATGCTTAGGTAAGGACGGGAAGTATTCCCTTGCTAATTGTGAAGAGCATAATGTTCAAGGAATTGGACGCGAGTCAGAGCAATCCACAGCGACTATAAACCACGTTGTAGTTGAACGAGTTATCTCTGAGGCTAGAGGGTAATTTAAAACAAAGTAATTAATAATTAGTTAATAATATATGGAAAAAGAAACACTTTTAAAAAAGGTTAAAAACTTCCTTATTGAACTTACAGGTGTAGAACTTGAAAGTGTAGATACGAAGTTAGAAGACCAAGTATTGGCAGATGGTCAAACGACTATTCAAGCTGATATGTTTGAAGCTGGGGAGAACGTATTCGTAGTTGTTCCTGATGCTGAGCCTGTGCCACTTCCTGTTGGTGAATATGAACTAGCAGACGGCAAAATCTTAGTAGTTAAGCAAGAGGGAATCATTGATTCTATCGTTGAGGCTTTACCTACTGAAGAGAACTCTGATGAAGCAGAAACAGAAGTACCTGTTGAAGCTGAGAAAACACCTGAACAAGCGAAGGTTAAAAAAATCGTTCGTTCACAAGTTGAAGAGCAACATTTCTCCGCATTGGAAGAAAAAATTGCAGAGTTAGAAGCTAAGATTGTAGAGCTTTCTAAGGTAGAAGAGGTGGTTGTAGAGCTAGCAGAAGAGCCTAAACCTATTCAATTCAATCCTGAGAATTCTCAAGAAGTTCAACTTATCGACTTAACACCAGGGAAAGCGAGAAGTATTCGCGATAACATTTTAGAAACAATTTATAATAAATAATAAACAATGGCTACAACAACATCATTAACGACTACATATGCTGGTCAACATTCAGGAATGTGGGTAAAAGCTGCTTTATTAAGCGGTAACACATTAGCAAACGGAGGTATGACTATCATGCCTAACATCGCGTACAAAGCGGTAATTAACAAATTAAGTACAGACGGACTTTTAGCAAATGCATCTTGTGATTTCTCTGCTACATCTACAGTAACTATCACAGAGCGTACTTTGACTTTAGAGCAGTTCCAAGTTAACTTACAATTGTGTAAAAAAGACTACATTACTTCATGGCAATCAGAAGAAATGGGTTACTCCGCAAACAAAGTTTTAGCTAAATCTTTTGCTGATTACTTACTTGCATTCGTAGTAGAAAAAGTTGCTGCTGCTATCGAGGTATCTATTTGGAATGGTGTTAATGCTACTGACGGACAAGTTGCTGGTATCATGACATTATTAACTACTGATGCTGCTTTACCAACTGCTAACGAGGTTGCTGGTACAACTTTATCTTCTTCTAACATATTAGCTGAACTTGAGAAAGTTTACAATGCTATTCCAGCTGCTGTTTATGGGAAAGAAGATTTAAAAATCTACGTATCTCAAGCTGCTGCTAAATACTATGTAACTGCATTAGGTGGTTTCGGTGCTTCAGGATTAGGTTCTAATGGTACAGATGGTAAAGGTATGCAATGGTATACTAATGGTTCTTTAACTTATGGTGGTATTCCATTATTCGTAGCGAACGGATTAACTGCTAACCAAATGTTAGTCGCTCAAACTTCTAACTTATTCTTTGGTTGTGGTTTGTTGAATGATGCTAACGAAGTACGTTTGATTGATACATCTGAAACTTTAGGTGACGATAACGTAAGAGTTGTTATGAGAGCTGGTTACGCTGTTAACTACCACTCAGTGTCAGACATCGTGACTTACGGAATCACAAATTCCGCGAATTAGTAACTGACTAATTATCAATAACTAGGGGAGGGGGTTGCTCCTCCCTTTTTTTATAACTATTAAAACTAAAAAACTATGGCTTGTTTATTAACAAAAGGTAGAACAGAGGCTTGTAAGGACCAAGTAGGTGGATTGAAAGCGATATATTTTATCGATTATCAAATCGCTGCTGGTGACATTACATACGACGCTACCAATACAGATATGATTACAGCAATTACGAATGTAGACCATTTGTATAAATATGAATTAAAAGGAGCAGACAATACTTTTGACCAAGATGTAGTATCTGATAGAAATGCGGGTACAACTTATTTCTCTCAAAAGTTAAATATCAGACTTAAACACCAAGATATTGCTACACACAAAGAGATTAAGTTACTAGCATACGGACGTCCTCACATTGTTGTAGAGACTAATAATTCTCAGTTCTTCATTATGGGATTAGAGCAAGGAGCTGACGTTGTAAGTGGAATGATTTCTACAGGTGGTGAGATGAAGTCTGCATCAGGTTACTCTTTATCATTTGTTGCAGATGAGAAAGTACCAGCTAACTTCTTGAATGCATCTACACCAACTGCTATGTTAGCGTTGTTTACAAGTGCTACTTTAGTTACTTCTTAGTAATTATCTACACATATAGTTAAATGGGGATATCGATTAAGTTCGGTATCCCTTTTTTATTAAAAACAAAATGTTAGATATAAAGTTATATATACATGATAGTATTAAAGCCTATATCTACATCACAATCATTTAATGTTACGCAACGTAATGCAGATTACAATGCTAATAAAATGCAGATAACGGATGAAGAGACGAATATATCTAGGGTAATTGACTTGACAGCTGTTATTTCGCACGAAGAACAAATAGCAAGTAGCTTCGGGTATATGTATAATTGGTATACAGCTGTTGACACAAAAAATATTGCGAATCCAAGTGGCGGTAATGGTCAAACAAATACATGGAGAGTTCCTTCACAAAGTGACTTTTCAGTATTAAGTAATTATATTATTCATAATGTTACAGGATATTACGAAGGTGGTAGCTATTATGGAGTTAACAATGCTTTAAAAACAATTGGAACAACTACAGCTAATACGGGATGTTGGTTTGCTGGAGCTGGAACAAACATATTAAATTTTGACGGTTTACCTAGTGGTATTAGAACAGTTAATGGTCAATTCATCACAGCTGGAACTGATGCACATTATTGGACTACAACTCCTCATGCGTCTGAGGGGTATTCAATATATGTAAATCTTACAAGTTATTTAAATTACATTACTTTAGATATTAGTACGCTAGTAAATGTAGGGGGTTCGATTCGATTAGTTAGAAACGCGACAGCTAGCGAGCAATTATTAGCTAACGGAACTAATTCTGTTGACAATCCTACTCAATTAGATTCTTATATCGGTAATGATGGTAAGATATATAAAACTACAAAGATAGGTACGCAAATATGGTTAGCTCAAGATTTACTAGAAACTAAATTTAACGACTTATCAAACATACCTGAAGTATCTAGCAATGGCGCATGGTCTGGATTGATTACATCTGCAAGAAGTACATATACAGGATACAATGCTAGTTTAACAGATTGTACAGGAATCAATGTAGAAATTGTTGAGGTACTATCGTCAACTACAGATGGAGATTATTACGATACAATTACAACTGCGATTGACCCAGCATTGAAAGAAGGACATACATATAAGACTGTATTGTATTACGATACTATAGACCAATACACATGGAAAGGTAAACTGTTCTGTACAGCTCAAGAAGATGTTAGAGATTACAGCGTAAATAACGATAAATACATAAAAAACACAACAACTAACGAATTTATACTAAATGACTAGTAACCACGTAATAGAACTATCTGCATACACATCGCCTATAGTTACGGAAGACAAACGTAATGAATGGGTAAACTATGGAGAGGACAATAATTACTATCAATTCTTAATCGATAGATATTCCAATTCTGCTACACATAGCGCAGTTGTGAACAATATCAGTAGATTGATATACGGAAAGGGTTTGAGTGCCTTAGATGCGTCTAAAAAGCCAAATGATTATGCACAGATGTTGACTCTATTTACAGCGAATGACTTGCGTAGAGTGATACAAGACTTATATTTATTAGGTCAAGGAGCGTTCCAAGTACATTACGACAAAGGACATAGGAATGTTGTTAAGGTATATCATATTCCTGTGCATTTATTGCGTCCTGAGAAGTGCAATGAAGACGGGGATATTGTAGGGTATTACTATTCTGATAATTGGGAAGACCCAAAGAAGTTTGTACCTAAAAGATTCGATGCGTTTGGAGAGGGTAAAAGTGAGATAGAGATACTAATGATTCAACCTTATTCTGTAGGTACGAAATACTTTAGTAGAGTTGACTACCAAGGTGCATTAGAATACACTGTACTAGAGGAGAAGATTAGCGAGTATTTGATTAATGAAGTCACAAATGGATTCAGTCCTACAACGATTGTAAACTTTAACAATGGTACACCTACTGACGAGCAAAAAGACGAGATTGCAAGAAAAACTATAAGCAAATTAACTGGATCAACAGGTAAGAAAGTAGTAGTGTCATTCAATGAAGATGAAGCTAAGAAAACTACAATTGATAGCGTACCATTAAATGACGCACCTGAACACTACCAATACTTATCTGACGAGTGTAGAAGTAAGATTTTAACAGGTCACTGCGTAACTTCACCACTAATATTTGGTATTGCTACAACTACAGGATTTAGTGCAAATGCAGACGAGTTAAAGAATAGTGTAATACTATTTGATAACATGGTAATAAGACCAAAACAAGATGTATTATTAGAAGCACTAGATAAGATACTAGCGTTTAATGGTATCTCTTTAAATTTATTCTTTAAGACTTTACAGCCTTTAGAATTTGTAGACTTAGCAAACGCACAATCTACGGACCAAGTTAAAGAAGAGACTGGGGTTGAAATGAGTGCGGAGGACCATATTGAGTGGATTGATGGACACGAATACATTAGAATAGATAGCAGAGAGGTTGATTATGACTTAGAAGATGAATTAGATGCTGAATTAGAAGCGTTAAACTCACCAAAAAAGACGTTGTTATCTAAGATTATCAACTTTGTATCTACAGGGACAGCAAGAGCAAACACTAAATCAGGTCAAGACGGTGCTATTTTCAAACATAGATATAGATATGTGGGTGGAGTTTCTGACAATACTAGAGATTTTTGCAAAGCAATGATTAAAGCAAACAAAATATATCGTAAAGAAGATATTATCGCAATGGGTGAACAAGCAGTAAATGAAGGATGGGGACCAGAAGGTGCAGATACTTACTCAATTTGGCTATATAAAGGTGGTGGCTCATGCGGACATAAGTGGGTGAGAGAGACTTACTTACGTAAATCAGATGTTAATTCTCCACTAGCTAAAACATTTACCCCAGCACAAACACGTAAAGCTGGGGAGATAGCACCAACTAATGACAAGCGAGTATATCAAAGACCAACGGATATGCCGTACAATGGATTCTTACCAACAAATAAACGATTCAACTAATGGCAGAAGCATTATTAATAGGGAAAGCAGATTTACAGTCTTACACAGCATTAAATGGCAATGTTGATACTGATAAAGTAATTCAATTTATAAAGATTGCTCAGGATATTTGGGTACTTCAGTATGTAGGTACTGACTTAATGGATAAGATTAAGAGTGATATAGTTGCAAGTACGTTAACAGGTAACTATGCGACACTTGTAAATACGTATCTAAAACCTATGTTGATACACTTTACAATGGTTGAATACTTACCATTCGCTGCATATTCGATATCTAATAAAGGATTGTATAAACATAGCTCTGAGAATGCGGAGATAGTAAGTAAAGAAGAGGTAGATTATTTGATTGAGAAAGAGAAACGTATTGCAGAGAATTACGCACAAAGATTCTTAGACTATATGTGTGATAACGAAAATTTATTCCCTGAGTATCAAACAAACACTAATGGGGATGTTTCCCCACAAAAACAGAATTATTTATCAAATTGGTATTTATGATTAAAGAGGTATATAAGCCTAAACAAAACAACATTGTTAAATTAGAGTTATATCTTAAGAAGATAGAGAAAGATGGCAGACAAAAAGATAAGCGAGTTAACACCGAAAGCAGCACAACTACAGGACGACGACCTGTTAATGATAAGTGATTATAACGGATCAACGTACGACACTAAATCTGTTACAGGTGCCAATATAAGACCTTACAAAACTGTGATGTTCAACATTAGTCAGAGTTCTACTTCAGCACCTACAAAGAATTGGAGTTATGAAACAGAGGTAACTCAAACATTTACATTCGCTAGATTAGGTGCTGGAGCTTATGAGTTAACTTCTTCTAGTGCTTTATTTACAGCTAATAAAACATTTATAAATATAACATTAGGAAGTGGACCAAATGGGATATGTATTGGAGCTTTTAGAATAGATGCTAGTACAATATATTTTACAACTTCAGATGGAGCTACGGCAAGTTTTACAGATGGAGCTTTAACAAACGCAACGTTAGAAATCAAAATAATAAAATAAGATATGAGTTTACCAAATTTAGACAGATTAGTTGCTACGAAAGGAACTAAATTAGTTAACGATACTACAGAGGTTACAGCTACAATTGCTGGTATTTTTGTGTTAGAAGATACAGTATTCAACGCTATTAAAGTAGCTGGTACAGACGTTAAGAGTACGTATATTACTACTCCAGCTACAGCAGTTAAAGCTGGAGCATTGATTACAGGTCAAGGCGTATTATTTAGTGGTGTAGACTTAACAAGCGGTTCAGTTAACTTAATATTAGGATAGTATGCTATACGGATACGGAATACTAAACAATCATGTTCCAACGTTAAAGGCTACTGTTATGAAAATTGGCGCTGCAGTGAGTACGTTACTTACTGGGCTTTACGCTGTATATAAAGGTGAATCAAATGCAAATGATTCATTAGGCACTTATAACGGAACAGCACAAGGAGGTTTAACGTACACTACTGGGAAAAGTGGTAATGCTTTTACTTTTAATGGTACTAACGCTTATGTCAGTTTACCTAATGATTCACTTAATTTATCTAGTAATTTCAGTTATTCATTTTGGATAAATTCTAATGATACAACTAGTGGTAGTAAAATAGTGGTTGGAAACGTGCAATCACCAAGGTCAATATATAGTTTTTTTCATGGGTATGAGATTGGAACTGGTTCAGGTAAATACTATTTTTACTTTAGGAATGGATTTAATGTACAAATTTTTGTAGAAACAACAAATGTAGTTAACAATGGAAGTTGGAATCACATAGTAGTTACTTACAACCCAAACAATCTGACAACAGGCGCTCAAATATATGTTAATGGTACTATTAATATTCAAGGTAATACATTAGGTTTAGTTAGTCCTATTGGATATTCATCACCAATGAAATCATGTATAGGCGCTAGAGATCATAGTGGGGCAGCAGTTAATTTTTTACCAAACGGAACTATTTTAGACGAAGTAACCGTATGGAACAAAGAACTAACGTCAACAGAAGTAACCCAATTATATAATAGTGGAGCTGGTAAGTTCTACCCAACATTTTAAATTATGATTAAAGTAAGAGAATTAACAGAACAACAAAAAGACCTTTTAATAGGTCAAGTTTGGGGATATCAAGGACAACTATTTAATCCTCAATTAGATGCAGATGGAAAATGGTTTATTTCAAATGAAGAAGTAAACGGATGTACTTTGCAACAAGCTGAGTCCATCCCATGTGATGCATGGCTATTGACTTTACCTGAAATTGATTATAATCCTGTAGTAACTGAGTTTATCTAATGCAAGAGGTTAAGAACATTTTAGAGCAGTTACGCAAGATGAAAACGCAAGTAATTATTATTTTGCTAATTGCTTTTATTTTGTTCTATTACCGACCATTGATAACTGAGGTTGTTGAGGACGAAATCAAAGACGAGATAAAGGACGACATTACTAACAATGTGCTTATTCAACAAATGCTAAATGATTTGATGTTGAAGTACAAAGCAGATAGGGGCTACGTGTTTAGGTTTCATAATGGAATAACGTTCTATGATGGTAAGCATAAAAACCATCAATCAATGGCATTTGAAGTATGTAATAGAGGTATATCATCAGAGGCTATGCAATTACAAAATCTACCTACTAGCTTATTCCCTGTCTTTCTTCAAGAGGTGATGCTTAACAAGATGGTGTATTCAGATATAAATGACATACGAGAAAACGCAACTAGATTATCTTTAAGGGATCAAGGAATAAAAAGCATTGTAGTTGCACCTGTATTTAAAAACGGAAGATTTACAGCTTATGTAGGGTTAGATTTTGTAAAAGAAACAATTCATGAAAATTTTAATTATAGAGAGTTTAAAACACTAACAAACGAAATAGGCAACATTTTAAC